TAGACTGAGATGTTGCTGCAATCGCTTTGGTAAGTTTCTCAAAGGACGATTTATTACGCTTCAAATTTGCAAAACTACTCATAGTAATTCCTTTCGTATAAACGGAGTATTAACGGTATATAAACGACTTATTCACAACATCATAATATAAAAGTATTTAGTCGCTATGCAAGCAGCACTTTTAGAAGTTCTATAGTATTGCCTACATCTTTATGAAGTATGCCGATACCGCCAGCAGCATTAAAATCATCAATAACATCTAGTGTGTCATCAATCAAAATAATACCTTTGCCAGCATACTTACTTTTCTCTCTACGACCAGGCACGATGTTTGGCTTATATGCAATGTGATGCATCTTCAACCATATTTCTTTTTGCCTTGTCACTTCATCATGGTGTTTCGGACCACCCGATGAGGAAAGAATCTCTACATCAATTTCTGGATGTTGCTTACGCAGGAATACCAACAGTTGTTCACCGCCAGGATACCAATCCAGTTTTTCAAAATTACAACCCATAATAAAATCATGCCAGTTACCCGACCACAACTTATTATCACGCGATGCTTGGTCTGGCATAACAGAATAGAGTTCTTTGTATTTCTTACTGAAATCGCAAATAACGCCATCCATATCCAAATAAATCTTCATTATGTAATCACCTTTTTCAAAATCAACTTATATTTTACACTATCCTGTGGAAGAAATGCGGCATACTTAACAATCTTTTGCCTGTATATTGGCCATTGAATCGTGTCGGCAATCTTCTTTGTCCACATCGGCAGAAAATTCAAAACGGTATTTAATATGCATAGAGTTTCAATTTGAATTTCTTTGCGTAATGCCTTCGTCAAAAGAATTGGATAGTCACCATCAGTTTTCAACAATTCATTCGGATTAAGTTTACAATCTTCAGAAATAAGTTTACAATCTTCAAAAATAAGTTTACAATCATTCTCAAAGATATATGATAGTGATTGTATAACCTTTTGCCGAGCCAGGTAGCGTGAATGCGCTTCTTCTTCTAACAATTTTCCTACCCAAATATTTTCATCTGTGACAAAATTAGCCACAAGAAAATCAATCAAGTTATCCTTGTTTGGATACTTGCGTGATATCTTATAGAAATAATATTTGTCTTTGCGAATCTCAAACGACTGAACACTTACTCTTGTCTTACCATTATACTTAAAGAAATCATAAGAATCTTTTGTGAAATGGAGTTTGAGAGATTCATAAAGAGAGAACGCTTCATAGCCTGTCATATAGGAAGACGAGAACCTTTCACTTTGAGCATATTCTTGTCCATTGCATCATTTTCAATTTTTGATTTAAGATTTTGGTTAACAAGCAAAGCCGCAACCTCAATCTCAAGACCTGTTGCCTTACAATGTTCAACAATCGCTTCTACATAATTTAGACCAGTAATTGCAACAAGAGACTCAATCGCTCTTGCAAATTTCATCATCTCATCCTTGGTTGGCATTAGGATCCACATCTTTTAGTGTGATGTTTTGCGTCATCTGATCCACAGTCCATTGCCAACGATTTGCGTTTTCTTGGGCTTCAAATTTATCATCAGCTTCTTCATCAGTTTCGTCATCGGAATGTTGATATAGATATAGATTTTCTTCGTGCAACCTTACTACTCCAAGAAAACGATCTATCGTTTGAATCGTTTGTTCACCTGATTCTAATCCTGCTGAGAAAGAAGCACTAAAACTATAATCATCATTTTCTTCATCAGTCACATTAATAGTAATATGCATAATATATTTCCTTAGTTATTTTTTCGCGTTTGATGCTACATTGTGTGATTGAGCCGAAGCGGCAAATGCAACACAGATTACATCACGCTCACTTGCATAAGAGCAACGAACGGATAGTGGGTCGATTCCTTTTGCGATAGCACTATCAATATTTTGTGACATTAGTTTTCTGTCGCTGATATGATAGTAACTTACAGAAGTAATCAAAGCAAGTACCATCAGGGTAATGCAAACTGGGAATGTCAAATCTTCTTTCATACTAATTCTCCTTTGTCGTATGATTTACGGTTATAAAAGATATGTCTACCGATGATATTTGTTCTAATCATGTTTGGCCATCGTGGGTTAACATAATCGGCATGATAGAACATAGCACCGTTGGATGGGTCTGTTACTCTTTCATAGTTGATGTAGACGAACATTGCTATTTCACGAACACCATTATACAACAAGTTGTCTCCGTTTGTCAAGACTTTATTGGTGGACATTGCCTTAGGCTTGTCTTCGCACCACCATGAAAATTGGCAAACATTTCGAATCTTCTGTTTAACTACGCCGCAAATACTATCGGCAAATTTACCACTCTTTAGACGATTCATAGTGACGAATGCAACAGCAAGTTTACCTTCAGTTGGTTCCATTGCAGACTCAAAGTATATATTTTCAGCTAGGCATTCTACTTCTTCACGGGCATCAGGCGTTAGACTGCTATAGTATGTCTTAAATGGAAGTGAATATTTTGTTGATTCTACCATGTATACTGTAGTTATCATCAATGTAACTGCGATAGCCATAGTAAGTGTTATGCTTCTAAGCATTATTTCTCCTTGTGTGTAGACGGAGGCATGGAGAGATGCCATACCTCCTTCTTGTTACGCAGACTTTTTACTTGCCTTTGTTTCTACAGTAATATTCGAAACGAATCCATTAAGGGTTTGAGCCTTAACAATGATATCTACTTCAGAAGGATACTGTGGGAAGCCTGGGTGTGCTGGCGGGGTTTCGCCTTTGATTTTTGAGGTCTCACATTGCATGGACCAATCATTGCTGATTTGCTCTCGCTTACCGAAGTAATCATCAGAGAGCATTTCTTTCGCCATTTTTAATAGTTCAAGGCGAATCTCGAACGGTGTCATATTAGACATTGTGTTACTCCTGTGTGTGTTACCAGCTGTGTGTGAATGCTGGTTATATATTTAGCTAAAATTTAATGCGTACCTATAATTTACCTCAACAGACATGATGTTTCTAACCCAATCGGAGATATGGGTTTGAGTGTCAAGAATAGCTTGAATGTGATCGATATCTAAGTCTTTCAAAGCAACCAAACGAAGTGGTTGTTTTCCGTCTCCCCCTCTGGTGCCCCAATGAAATGCTGCACGAATGTCTTCATGTGGGTCTGTTACCATCACAGTCAATTCTTCATATTGTGCTTCATGCACAACATTTCTACGCAAGTATTCAGTACCACCATCTACCATGTAAGTGTAACCATTCTTATCGAGGTGTGTTTTGTAGTCATGCACATGATATGATTGGAGAATAGTGCCATCAGGCGTTCTGATTCTGTTAGCAACAATTTGTGTCATTTTCAATCCCATTTAGTAGTTTAAAACTTTGACCCCTAGCCAAATCCATTTCTTCTGTAGCCTTAATGAAAATTTCATAGTTTCCAATCTTTTCTTTGAACATTTTCACTATGCTTACCAGTTGATTGTTGATTTGACTAAATTTTGGATTTATCATAACTTTAACTGATTCTATAATTTCTTCAATCGCTTTTGTTCTATACTTTTCTGGTAAATTCAAGTAATGCATAGGTATCTTTCCGCCAGCAACATGAGCCTTAAAATTTACACCCGGATATCTTTTCAGGATATCATTATAGAACTTAGCGAGTGAGGATAGGTCTAAAAGATTGTATGCTGTTATCGTAGTGTGAAAACTAATTCTAACGGGTAGCAGAAGAAACCGTTCGATGTTAGCTTGTATAGTTTTCCATTCAACACCATACCTCTGATACTCTGCCATTTCTTCAACGCCATCTATGCTCAAATTCAAATTGACGCTTTTGAATTTTAACATCTTGTCAATGAAAATTGGATTGTAAACACTAGCATTCGTGTAGATATGCAGATTTATTTTGCTACTGGTGCCAATGTCAATCAAGAAATCCATTAACTCATAATACTTCTTTATGAGCATTGGTTCACCACCAGTCATAAACAACGCATCAAGTGTTTCACCTGTTGCTAGAATTTCTTTCCAATTTTCATCATTTATTTCTGTGTCTTCTTCTATTTTACCAAACCATGTTGATAGGTGAGGATTATCTGATACCTCACGATTAAGTTTACTACTATTTTTTGTATTGCACATACGGCAACCCATGTTACAAGTATCGCTGGCGCGTAACTCAATATAACGCAATGGCATATTATCACCTACAACAAAATTAGGATACCTTTTATTGTAGTGTTGTCGTATGCTTTGTAGTCCTTGTTCTTCGGACTTCCAACAGAAAGAACAATTTTTAGGTTTCTCGCCATTTAAAAATTGCTCTTTGATATCGGACAAATACTTACTGTTCCTAAATTCAATAGGAGACATTCGCACTTGATTTGTATCTACACAACACATACTTGCTTTGTTGTTTTGATAGAACAAACTTATCCATGGAGCTGGACAAAAATTGTCAGACATTAATCCCAAAGTCCTTCATAATATTTACCAAACAAACGGAACCCATTAGTCATGCGTTTCTGGTGTTTCGTAAGACCATCTTTTTCAATCTTGAAAGTATCTTTAGGACCTTTCTTCATTTGCATGAAAGAGGCTTTTCCATTCTTGTCTAGTGTATCAGAAGGTACCCATAGAACATCATGCTCACCAGAATAGTATTGCTGTTCCCAATCAACAGTCTTCTGTTCAAATGCCCAAATCATTTCATTCATAACATAATCCCAACGAGCATGAACATTGTCGTCGGTGTCCCATTCTTCCTTTGGCTTTGGTGCTGAAGTGCTACGCAACTCTACAGGAACATCCTTATCATCAACCAATGCAGAACCGTGCTTTGTTTCTTTCAATTGTTTGAGCATTGGAAGAACAATCAGAGCAAGAGTAGACTCCATGTTCCAGGTGTCATACTTGTCGATACGAATTTTGATTGTGCGTTCGCGCTTCGATTCAATCCATTGACAAAGTTTAGACAACCAAGAATCACTACCATCTTTGTTTTCTGCAAGCCATGTACCAAAATCATGTACCCAATCTGGTTTGCTCTTAAAGTTAAATTCATCAGGCACATCCTTTACCCAAAAGCAAAGGGCTTCAGCAATTTGATATGGACCAATCCAATTTTTGTAAGGACCAATATAAAGTTTCATCGCACTAAATTCCTTGAAATAAATTGACTAATGGCATAACGACCATCATTATCACTATGCTCTCTATGAAAAACTAACTTATCAACATGATGCTTAACATGAGAAGGAAAAATAACTGTTCTGTTATTCTTTACCTCAACTTCATGGTCATAATCAGAGAAGATTAGATTACCATTTTTAAATTTCTTTGGTTCTTTGTAAAACCATGTGATGGCAGTATACATGGAAAAATCATCATGCGGTAAGTAATAGTCTGTCTCATCATAGTATGACAGAGTGGTATAATCTAAATTACACTTAGAAAAATAATTATAACCAAAAGACAGTTCAGAAAAAGCATTTGTCACCTCATCATTAAAAAGTTTACGATTAACTACAAGTATGTTGGAAATATTCCTATCAGAATATACGTTGTCGAGATAAATGCACTTGTTCTGTTTAACCGAAACACCATCGCGTTCTGTTTCGGTATTTGATACAGAACCATTCTGTAACTTGTGTGGGTAGGATAGAAAATTTATTTCTTGCCATATCAAATGTATCTCCATGCCATCATAGTAATCATCTATGAGCAAATATGGAAATGGTTCTTTCACAGAGGTAATATTCATATGTTCAAATAATCTGTAGGTGGATTGTCATCAATCATCACTTGATCTTTATACTTTGCGATACTTCTATCAAACAAATCAGCAAGCTGCGTCACTTGCTTTTCATCGCGTAACACATCCCTCCAAATAAACAAAATTTTTCTATGGGGAGGAGTAAAAATACTTTCATGTTTAGTTCTTAAATTGTTCCAAGCAAATGAATTTGTATCTTCAGGCACAGATATGAATTCAAAGGTGTTATCATGTTGTCGTAATGGATCAATTTTTAATTTTAAAGTCTCTGATGGATTTTCATCATAGATTTTTATACGCATAGCGTGTGGTACATCAATCAGGCTTGTATAGTCTCTATGTGATGGAATGTTCTTAGCACTTGACCACATATTCCAATGAAACAATTTTCCTCCAACCCAAGGCATATATTCATGTATCTGTTCAAAAAATTCAGGGAATTCTTTATACACTTCTATGTGAACATTCTTTGTCCAAACTGGTTGCCAGTTAGGAGAAAAACTATCTATCGTTTCATATATGCGAACATCACCTCGCATTTCTTTTACTGATATGAAATCAACAACATCTTTATCAGAAAATTTACAACGACTATAAAAAAACTCTTTAAATTTTCCTATGTCATTTGGTAGAATTTTTGGTATGGCAAAAGGAATAAAAGTATACTTACCATACACTCTTTCAAAATCAGAATACAGAATTTTTGATCTGTCTACAATACCACTTTTTCCTATGAAATTGGTTTTTACTTCAAGCAATCGCCTGTGAGTAAAGACTTCTTTAGTTTCAGATATCGTATTATCATATGATGTATTCATGTATATCCTGTGGGTGATGGGTTTTTAAGGAACCCATCGAAACCCTATTCATTTAGAATGATACGCGAAGACCAACACCAACTTGGCTACCTTTGAATGCAGTAGCATCGCTCATATCAAAACGGCGTGTATAGTCTGCAACAATAGCAGCATTAGCATTCAATGCATATGCAGCACCAATGCCAGCAGTTGAAGCCCAACCGTTCTTACCTGATTCAGGATTAAATTGCTGAACACCGATTGCAGGAATAAGTGAGAAACCCCTACCTAGGTCAAAAGGTTTTCCTAC